CCGGCTGCGGGCTGGCATGATGGAGACTGTGCCCGGTTGGGCGGCTGAGACGGACTATTTCCGGGCCCTTGTCAGAGATGGAAAAGTTGTGCCCTCCGGCACTTCCGACAGGGAGGGACAGAAAGCGGCGGAGAAAAAGGTAAAGACCCGACGGGGCGCGGAGACCACCGAGGAATAGGAGGCGGGAGCCATGTTTTACTGGGGCCAGCCGCAATTTTACGGTGTGCGGGCCGCGGCGGCCAACCTTGGCAACAGCGCGGGGAATTACACGGCAGAGCAATTCCAGGAGGATTTCCCGCAGTTCTTTACCGGGTTGGGGGAGAGCTTGCTGCCCAGGACCATGCTGGATGAGTTCATCCGGCAGGCCAATGCTGCCATCCAGCCGGACAAGTGGCTGGACGGCTGGCGGTACGCCGCAGGGCTGTATACGGCCCACTATGCCACGCTCTACCTGAAAACCTACGCGCCCTCCAGCGAGACGCCCGGGCAGGCCGCGGCCACCGGGGCGCTGGTGGGGGTGGTGGCCTCGGCCAAGCTGGGGCAGGACAGCGTCACTTATGACACAGACGCCCTCACGAAAGCGACGGAGGACTGGGGCGACCTGAACGCCACCCAATACGGGCAGCTTCTGGCCACAAAGGCCAGGCTGGTGGGCATGGGAGGGAGTTATGTCTTATGAATTTCCGCGACTGGTACACCGATACCGTGGACATCTGGCGGGTGGTTCCGGTACAGGATGGGAGCTTGACACGCCACGAGCGGAGAGAGCTGTACCGGAATATCCCTTGCCGCCTCTATCAGGTGGAAGCGCCGGAGGTCCGCATGAGCCAGGCCGCGGCATCAGCAGACCAAAAGGACTGGCTCCAGTGTGACAACGAAGTGGACATCCAGGCCGGTGACGAGCTCATCATTCACCGGGGGGCGGTTCTCGGCAAGAGCATCCCGGACATACGCGCCTTTGCCTCCGGCCCCAACCACTTTTTTGAGCCCTTCGGGGCTATCATGCCGGGACTGGCCCACCAGGAAATCCGTCTGCTCCAGCAGGAGCGGGTGAAAGGCGGTGTGGAAGATGAACCTGGAGGAGCGCATAAGGCAGCTCAGACAGGCTAAGACGCAAATTCCGGGTATTCTGGCGCGGGCCGGAATGAATGCTGCCCTACGGGCCGTGGAAAAGGCAGTGGAGGAGACGCCGCCCACCGTCAACAGTCTGCGCGGAACCAACACCCGCACCGGAGAGATGAAGCAGCACTGGGTGACCGACAGCCGTCCCAGACCGGTACGGCAGGGGGACAGCTATGTGTCGGAGCTCAACAACGACAAGCAGTACGCCTCCTTTGTCAACGACGGGCACCGGATGGACCGCCACTTTGTGCCTGGGCTGGTCATCAATCCGGGCTCCGGGCTGCTGGAATTTAACCCAGACGGAACGGGCGGTATCGTGGTAGGTACCCGGACGGCCTATGTCCCCGGCCTGTTCATGGTAGACAAGGCGGTGGAGGAGTACCGCCGGGTACTGCGGGAGGAGCTGAAGGGATTGGAGGAGCTGATGGAATGAACCTGACTGTAACCACCATCGCCAAATCCTTGGCGGACTACCTGGCCCCCTGCTTCCCAAGTGTGGCCTTCTACGAAGACCCCAACCAGCAAGGCAGTATTCCGCCCTGCATGTTTCTCCAGACCCGTTACAACTATACAACCCTGGAGACCGGCGGGCTCTGGAGGCGGAGGCTGGGGCTTGACCTCACCTATCTGGAGGATTACAACCTGCCCGATCTGCAACAGCGGTATCAGCGCGCGGGGGAGACCCTGGATCTGCTGATGGAGACATTTCCTTATTCCGACGGGGAGACGGCGGGAACCATCCTGCTGCGGGCCCATGAACGGGAATGGCGCGTAGATCTGGACGCCCTGCACTATCGCTTCGAGCTTCTGGAGCGGGTGAGCATCCCGGAGGAGTATGTCAAGATGCAGACGATGGACTACGACGAGGAGGTCAAAAATTGAGCGCCAAAAAATTCAAGCGCGAGGTTCTTTTGAGGGCCCCCCGCTTTGCCAAGTACCAGCAGGACTTCCTCGGGGCAGTCCTGTGCAAGAGTGAGTACACCATCGCCGAGGCCGAGAGGGCGGTCAAGGCATTCTTCAAAGACAAGGAGCGTGATTGACATGGCAGGAGGCACCTGGACGAACCAGAACAAGATTCGGCCCGGCGTATACATCCGGTTTACCTCGGACCGGGGGCTGGGGCTCACGGTCAGCGACCGGGGCGTGGTAGCCATCGCGGAGGCCATGAGCTGGGGCCCGGTGGAGACGGTGCAGGAGATCGAGGCCGGGGCCAATATGACCCCCTACACCGGGTATGACATCACCAATCCCAAGAACCGGTTCCTCAACGAGATCTTCAAGGGCACCAACCGGACGGCGGCCCCCAATAAGCTGCTGCTCTACCGCCTGGGGGCCACCGGGCAGAAGCAGGCAAGCGCAGAGGTTTCGCCCCTGACGGCCACCGCAAAGTATCCCGGGGTTCGGGGCAACGATATCTCCATCGTCATTACCGAGCTGACTGACCCGGAGGATGCTTTCTCAGTGTCCACGGTGGTGGGCGGGGAGATTGTGGACCAGCAGACCGCAAAGACGGTGGAGGAGCTATCCGCCAACGACTGGGTGGCCTGGAGTGGTACCGGAGCCCTGGCCGCCACGGTGGGAAAGGCGCTCTCCGGCGGCGCCGATGGTTCTCCCGCATCCGCCGATTACACCGACTTCCTGGCGGCCATCGAACCCTACAAGTTCGACGTGCTCATTTACGACGGCACCGACACCACCGTGCAGGACGCGATGGTGGCCTTTGTGAAGCGCCTGGCGGAGGAGGAGGGGGCTTATACCCAACTGGTGGCCGCGGGGCTCACCAACCCGGATGACCGCTTTGTGGTCAACATCATGAGCGGCGTTGTGCTCAGTGATGGCACCGCCCTCACCCCCCAGCAGGTGACCTGGTGGGCCGGCGGGGCCCTGGCTGGGGCCCAGTATAACGAGTCCCTGACCTACGCCGCCTATCCCAACGCGGTGGACGTGTCCCCCAAGCTGACCAACTCCGGGTACATCGACGCCCTGACTGCCGGCCAGTTTGTCCTCTTTGCCGACGACGGGGTGGTGAAGGTGGAGCAGGATATCAACTCTCTGGTGACCTATACCACCGATATCACCGGGCCCTACCACAAGAACCGGGTGATCCGGCTGCTGAACACCGTCGCCAACGACATCTATCAGCAGTTCTCTGACGGCTACATCGGCGTGGTCAACAACAACGAGCAGGGCCGCATGATGTTCAAGAGCGCCATCGTGGGGTATCTGCTGGACATCCAGGCCAATAACGGCATTCAGAACTTTGAGGCCGAGGACGTGACCGTAGAGCCCGGCGAGGCCATTGACGCCATCGTGGTCAACCTGGCGATCCAGCCGGTGGACAGCGTGGAGAAGATCTACGTCACCATCACCGTGAATTGAGGGAGGTGTGAATATGGCTTATCTGCTGGCAAAAGACACCGTCACCGGCGCGGAGGGCTCCGTGGTGGTTACCAAAGAGGGCCGGAACTATGTGGTGGCCGGTATGCGGAATATCACCACCAATGCGGAAATCCAGAGCAGCGATATGCGGGTCATCGGCACCCGCACCATCCAGGACAAGCCCAACGGGGCCAAGCTGACGGGTACCGGCAACATCTATTACGGCACCAACCTGTGGACGGACATGGTGCTCCAGTACATCCAGACCGGCGTCATGCCGGAGTTTGATATTCAGATTACCAACTCCGATTCCGCTTCGGCGACACTGGGCTCCCAAGTTATGGCCTATTACGGATGCCACCTGACCGGCACCGTGCCCCTCTCCGTTCTGAATAGTGAGGAGACCATGCTGAACTATGACTTCAACTTCGCCTACACCCGCGTGGCACGGCTCCAGGCGTTCAACGATCCGGCCCAACTGGGTAATTAAGGAGGAACCGATATGAGTAAGCTTTCCGCATTTCTGCATCCCGTCACTACCTCGGAGGAGAAGGAGGTTGTCATCTCCAACCGCTTCCAGGACGAAAGTGGCCAGCCCGTGCCCTTCAAGATCCGGGCGCTAACCCAGGAGGAGAACGACGCCATCACCCGGCAGGCCACCCGCCGCCGGAAGGAGGGCGGACAGACAATCGAGCAGTTGGACAGTGTGGATTTCACCCGCCGCATGGTGGTGGCCGCCACGGTGGAACCCGACTTTTCCAGCAAGGAGCTGTGCGACGGGTGCGGCGTCCTGGACCCGCTGCTGGTGCCCGGTAAATTGCTGCTGTCCGGCGAGTATGCCCGGCTGGTCAAGGAGATTACGAAGCTGTCCGGCTTTGTGGAGCAGGAGGATGAGGTAAAAAACTGATGGACGGGGCCGGCTGGGACACGGAGATGCTGGTGTCATATTACTGCTTCGTGAACCTCGGCTGGGCCCCGTCCCGGTATGACGCCCTCCCGTCCAGGGAGAAACGGCTGGTGACCGAGTTCGCCCTGAAAAGCATGAGAGACCAGAAGGAAGCCCAAGACCGGGCGAATCGGAGGTGAGAGCATGGCCGCAATTCGAGAAACCCTGATTCTGGAGGATAAATTCACGTCCACCATGACCCAGTGCTTACAGGTAGCGCAGAGGATGGCAAACATGCTGGACGATGTGCGGGCTTCCACGATGAATGTGGAAACCGCCGCTGCGGCCACAGCCGTACAGATGCAAGAACTTGCGGGGAAGATGACGCAGACCAACAGCCGGGGGACATCCCTGCTTGGTACGATCCGCAACCTCGCAGGCACCTTCTTGGGTATGCAGTCCGTCCGCTGGCTGGTAAACACCTCCGACCAGCTCACCAGCATCAACGCCCGGTTGCGGCTCATGACCGGCAGCGCCGAGGCGGCGGCCGCAGCCCAGGAGGAGATTTATCAGGCGGCCATGCGCAGCCGTGGAGCCTACGCCGATATGGCGGACTTTGTTTCCCAGCTCGGCACGGTAGCCGGGAACGCATTTACAGGAACGGACGAGCTGGTGGCTTTCGCCGAGCAGATTCAAAAGCAGATGGCGATCTCCGGGGCCTCCGGTGCGTCTGCCCAGGCCGCGCTGGTGCAGCTTACCCAGGGCCTGGCCTCCGGCACCCTGCGGGGCGAGGAGCTCAATTCGGTGCTGGAGCAGACCCCCATGATTGCCCAGACCATCGCGGAGTATATGGGCGTCACCACCGGGGAGATGCGGGAGCTGGCAAGCGAGGGAAAGGTCACCGCGGAGGTGGTCAAGAACGCCATGCTTGGGGCGGCGGAGGAGACCAACGACCAGTTTGAGCAGATGCCCATGACCTGGGTGCAGGTGTGGACGATGTTCCAGAACGTCGCCATTCAGGCCCTTGACCCGGTGCTGGATGCAATCTCCTGGTTGGCAAACCACTTGGAAGAGCTCGCTCCGATTTTGGCCGGCCTGGCCGCCGGTGCAGTCGCCTTTGCGGCCGGTCTTGGGATTCAGGCGGCTGCCACCTGGATTGCGAATGGTGCGGCAAAGGCTTTTTTTACCACATTGCTCACCAACCCCCTTACTTACATTGTACTTATTATTGGCCTGGTAGTTGCGGCGATTTATCAATGGGTTCAGTCTATGGGAGGATTAGAGATTGCGTGGCTCACGGTGGTGGATGCGCTGCTCTTCGCCTGGGATACCGTAAAGGCAGGCTTCTTCACAGGCGTATACTTCGTCATGGATTTGTTTGACCAGCTGGGACTGAAAATTCAGACCGTGGCCGCAGGCATCCAGAATTTCCTGGGTGACATGAAAGTGGGGGTTCTCAACATCCTGCAGGGAATGGTGAACGGCGCTATTGACATCATCAACTGGTTTATCGACAAGCTGAACCTGATTCCGGGCGTATCCATCGAGGCCATCCAAAAGACCACCTTCGCCGCCACGGCGGCCGCGGAAAATGAGGCGGCTAAGGCCGAGCGAAATGCGGCTCTGGAGGAGGCCCGTCAGGAGGTGGAGCAGCGGACTCAGGACAGGGCGGACAAGCTGGCCCAGATGTGGGCCGACCGAGATGTCAACCATGCCGCCAGACAGGCCGAAATCCAGGAAAAAAGAGCGGCACAGGCTGCAGGTCAGGAAAATCAGGCGATTCCATCAAGCACGCCGTACGACGAGCTGTCCGGCCAACTTGGCGGCATTGGGAAGAGCGTGAAGGGCATCGAGAAGTCGGTCAAGATGAGCGACGAGGACATCAAATCCCTGGTGGACGTGGCGGAGCGGCGGTATGTGAACAACGTCAACCTGACGGCGCTGACTTCGATGATCACGGTCAACGGAGCCAACACCGGGCGGACCGCCGCCGACCGCCAGAGCCTCGCCAATGCCATCCGGGACATTCTGATCGAGCAGACCGCCTCCGGCTCCACGCGCAGCACGGCGCGGCCCGCAAGCGGATAAGAAAAGAGGAGGCCGGTATGTCCGTCAATAACTTCGGATTGTTTTTCACGCGGGACGGTACGGTCATCCGCCTGCCGGTGAACCCGGAAAAGTTGCCCGTGGCCCGGGACAACGACAACAGCGAATACAACGTGCTGGGCATCGGCCCCATCATGATCCCCCGCATACCCAAGCTGCGGGAGGTAACCATTTCCTCCTTTTTCCCCGGGCGGGAGTTCTCTGGAAGCAATCAATGGGGCGCCTTCCACCCGCCTGAGTATTACATCCAGTTCTTTGAGAGCGCCATGAACGACAAGACGCCCATCATCTACACCCCTGTGCGGTACTATGAGAACGGGGAGCCATTCATGACTGGCGACACCGGCTTTGAAGTGCTGATCACCCAGTTCAACACCGAGGAGCGCGGAGGGGAGACCGGCGATTTTTACTACGATCTGACTCTGACCGAGTATCGGGATTATACCCCGCAGTCTCTTTCTGCACAGAGCGGCCGGCAGCCCGCGGGGATGCCGGTGGAAGTCACAGCGGAACCCTCCCGCACAATCCCGCAAGGACAGCTTTATGCCGGTGCGGCGTGCATTGCCAACGGCTCCTATTTTTACACCAGCTACGGGGATGAGCCCCACGGCACGGCCTCCGGACGGAGGGTATTGGTGTCACGGATTGTAGACGCCACCCGCCC